GCAATATTTCCAGCAAATTTAGAACATAGTGTAGAAAAACAAAAAGATGATTTTGAAAGAATTACAATGTCATTTAATTTATATACAACAAATTTAATATGATAACAGAATTTTTTAGTTTTCCCATTAAAGAAGAATTGATAGATATTAATAGAGAAGAATTGATAAGTTTTTCTTATCTTTTAAAAAATACAACTTTGGGTACAATAAAATCAAATATATTTTCATTTCAAAGTGAAGAATTGGATTTAAAATTGCTTGTACTGCAACCATTGATAAAGAATGTTTTAAATCTATGTTCTGTTATGCAAGAATATATAGGATTAAAAAAGAATTTAAAACCAGAACTTCAAAGCATGTGGGTAAATATACATCCTAAAGGTGGCGCTAATATACCTCATGCTCATGCAGGTAGTTATTTTTCAGGAACTTATTATCCACAATGCGATAATCAATCAGGCAAATTAATTTTTACTCATCCAGCGGCTAATTATGAATATCATAACAATAAACATACTATAGATAATATTACAGTAAGAAATGCTCCTAGAGCTGTAATCACACCACAAAATAATAAACTAGTTATATTTCCTTCTTGGGGAGTTCATTATGTTACTCCTAATGAATCAGAACAAGATAGAATATCTATAGCATTTAACGCAACCATAAATTAATATATGAAAAGACAAAAAGTAAGATTTCATAAGAACGATAAAAGACCAGGTTATTTAAGTGAAACTCTTTTTTATGAAAAGAAAATGATTAAAAAAGGTAGAAGTATTTTTTGGCAGGCCATTGAACAACCAACAGGCACTATAGTAAAACAATCTTTCTTTGAAGAAGATATAGAAGAAATAGTTAAGTTTCAAAATGAACACCGTCAATGGCAACGTAATGGCGGTATACCTAAATTTCTTTGCGACACTATTAAATAGTATAAATAGTACTAATTGATATAGTTTATGGATAATTTGAATTTGCTTATGGGAACAATGAGAGAGCAATGCTTGCATTTAAAGGATTTATAACAAAAGGAACCAATCAACATTTAGAACATCTTGAAGATGGTATAATTGATAATGGTTCAAAAGGCGGTAAAAACGCCATTTTATTTTTAAAATCTATCAAAAAAATGCTTACAGGTCATGTAGGCAATAAACTCAATATTACTGTTAAATGGGATGGTGCACCTGCAGTTATATGTGGCATCAATCCTGAAAATGGTAAATTTTTTGTTGCAACTAAATCACTATTTAATGTAAATCCAAAAATCAATTATACAACAGGTGATATAAGAAAAAATCACGATGGCGTATTAGCTAATAAATTAGAAATTTGTTTAAGAGAATTATCAAAATTAGGTATTAAAAATATTTTACAAGGCGATTTATTATTTACAAAAGGAGATGTTAAAACACAAACAATAGACGAACAAGATTATTATACTTTTACACCAAATACAATTACTTATGCAGTACCAATTAATAGTGAATTAGGTAAAAGAATAGCACGTGCAAGAATGGGTATTGTATTTCATACTATGTATTCAGGTAGTTCTATAAAAAAATTAAGTGCAAGTTTAGGTTCTATAACAGGTATTCCAAATATATCTTCTGTATTTGTTACTGATGCAACTTATAAAGATGTTGCAGGTTCAGCTACATTTAGTAATTCTGAAACCACTATATTTGAAAATATATTAAAAATGGCAGAAGGTTCAATATATAAAGCTGCACCAGTTTTAGACATACTTAATGCAACTGATCCTTTAGCCATAGGTTACAAACTTAAAACATATTTTAATAGTTACATACGAAGTTCAGAAGGCGATATGGGTAAAGTAAAAGAATTGATTGCAGGTCTTAAACCTTACTATATTAGTCAATTACAAAAAGAAATAGATGCTGTTGCAAAACCAGAAACAAAAAAGAAATACAGAGATATTAGAGATGCGGGTGTAGATTTTATAGACAAACATCAAGTATCATTATATTTTACGGTTGCAAGTTGGATATCATTACAACGAGCAAAAAACTTTTTAATACAAAAATTAAATAAAATTCAATCAATAGGGCAATTCATAAGAACACCAGATGGATACAGAGTAACTAATCCTGAAGGATATGTGGCCGTAGATAGAGTTAAAGGCGCTGTAAAACTTGTGGATAGATTAGAATTTAGTCGTGCTAATTTTACGATTGCAAAAGACTGGTTAAAAGGATAGTATGAATAATAATTTACAAAATTATAAACAGAATGGTTTTAACAATATAGAAGGTTGGTGTTGTGATGAATTGTTTACAACGATTGATTTTTTTAATTCTTTACCTATAAACAAAAAAGGTGGTATTACTGAGATCGGTGTCCATCATGGTAAATTTTTTATTCTATTAAACTCAATCGTAGAATCTAATTTCAATTCTTATGCAATTGATGTATTTAATAATCAAATTCTTAATATAGATAAATCAGGTAAAGGTAATTTAGAAATATTTAAAAGTAACTTAGAAAAATATGATGTTCATAAAGGTAAAAATACAATTATTATTTCAGGAGATTCTACAGATACAGCTTTAAAATTAACAAAAACTATTGAACCAGGTTCTTTAAGATTTATTTCAATAGATGGTGGTCATACAGCAGAACACGCATTTAACGATTTAAAAATTGCAGAACAGTTAATAAGTAATGAAGGTATAGTAATCGTTGATGATATATTAAATCACAGATGGTTAGGAGTATATGAAGGAGTGATTAAATATTTACAAACAACTCCTACATTAGTTCCTATAATGATGGGACATAACAAATTATATTTGGCCAAAATGAGTTACAAAGATTATTATCTAGGTAATTGCCAAAATATTAATCTACCAGGAAAATTTAATCTTGATTTTTGGGGATATAATATTTTGAGTTATTTTTATTGGCCAAAACTAGAATGGTAAAAATGAAAACATTTAAAGAGTACGAAGAAATAGATAATATATGTGAAAACATGGTATGGGAAGAATTAGTGTTCGAAGATGCAGAACATGAAGGTAAAAATGTAACGTTAAATAAACCTCATAGAACACCAGATGGTCCTAAAAAGTTTTCTGTATATGTTAAAAATGATAAAGGTAATGTTGTTAAAGTAAATTTTGGTGATCCAAATATGGAAATTAAAAGAGATGATCCTGCAAGACGTAAATCATATCGTGCAAGACACAACTGCGCTAATCCAGGTCCTAAGTGGAAAGCAAATTATTGGAGTTGTCGTATGTGGGCAAAAGGTCAATCAGTAACGGATTTAACAAAATGAAAACATTTAAAGAACATTTAATAACAGAAGGACTTACTACGGCGGCAAGAGGAATGGAAGAAAAAATTGTTAAAGGATTAAATAATGAAAGTTCTGCACCAACTGCTATTAAAAATATTGTAAAGTTTTTAAAACAAAATAATATATCAGGTAAAGGTAGATTACCATTAAGTAATTATCCTACTGATCCTAATAAATGGGACAAATATTTTCCAGGAGGAAAAGTAGGAGGTTCTACAAAAACTCCAAAAACTGATATAATTGTAGAAGGTAAAAAAACTTATACAATATCATTAAAAGTAGGACCTGCACAATTAACTTCAGGAGGAAGAGGAGAAGCTGCGGCATTACTTTATAACGCTTTAGAAAAAACTGGTAAAAAACCAGATAAAATAGTTCAATCTCTTGCAGATGGTATACAAAAATTAGCACCATCATCAGTCGCTAAAGTTAAAGGAACTATAGGAGAAGTTATAAAAAGTAAAAAAGATGAAATAATATCAAAAGCAGATCAATTAAATCATAAATTAAAAGCTCAAATGAGAGAATTATTTTCAACTGCAGGGCCTGTTGCTAAAGCATTTACAGAAGAAGCTATATCAGGTAAAATTAAATTTATGAATAATGAAGGTGCAGCAAACTATATTTTAGTAACAGATTTTTCAGGAACTAATAATCAACTTCATAGAACAACAGATTCAGGTTATGTTTCTAAAATTACTGCACAAGTAAAACCTGATGTAAGATTTAAATCAATGTCCGAAAAAACAAGTAAAGGAAAAACAGGATATTACAGATATTATGGTGTTGTAGGATTAATAACAGAAGAAGTTAATAATGAAATGAATTTATTAACAGAACAATTAGAATTACAAAATTTATTACAAGAAGGAGTTTTTGATTGGGTTTCAGAAAAAGGAAAATCAGCATTAGAAGTTATAACAAAAACAATTGAAAAAATAAAAAATAAAATTATAGAATATTTTACAGTCGCAATACAGTGGATGAAACAAAGTTGGCAAAATGTTTTAGAATTTTTTGATTTAGATATAGATGTTATTTACAACGATAAAGTAGTATGGTAAAGGAAATACATGAAATCATTTGAACAAGTGTTATCAGAAGGATTATATGATCCAGGTATATTTAAAGCATTTTTTTTAGCTGGTGGACCTGGTTCAGGTAAGTCATTTGTTTCGAGAAATGTATTTACAAGTACAGGTTTAAAGTTTGTAAATTCAGATACATTTTTTGAAAAAAGTTTGAGAGATGCAGGATTATCTTTAACATTACCAGATAGTGAAGAATATTTTAGAGATATGTTAAGAACAAGAGCAAAAGCTAAAGCAGAAAATCAAGCATCTCTTTATGTAAAAGGCAGATTAGGTTTGGTTATAGATGCAACAGGAAGAGATTATAATGTCATACACAATCAAGCAAACACTTTAAAACAATTAGGTTATGATTGTTATATGATATTTGTTAATACTAGTTTAGAAGTTGCATTAGAAAGAAATTCTAAAAGAGAAAGAATTGTACCAGAATATATTACAAGAACATCATGGCAAAGTGTACAAAACAATATTGGCAGATTTCAAAGTTTTTTTGGTATGGAAAATTTTATAGTAGTAGATAATAGTAGATCAGAACAAGAATTAGTAACTATGACAATGAATAAAGTAAACAATATAGTTAGAAGATTATTAAATACACCTATTAAAAGTTATATTGCAAAACGTTGGATGGCAAAAGAAAGAATAGCTAAAAGAAAAAATGTTTAAACTAATTAAAGAAGCAATTATAGATATACCTAGACGTACATACGCCAAAGATATATTTGATGATGCAGATACAGAAAATCCTAAATTAAAACAATCTGTATTAAATATTATTAATGCACAATTAGAAAAATTTAAAGGTTACTATCCTATTAAA